GGTCGGCGTCACCGAGGCCACCGTCAACTTCCTGGGCTACACCATCGATCACGCCCCGGCGCCAGTCATGGTGCTGATGCCGACGCTTGATAGCCGAGACGCGTGGAAGGCCCAAAAGCTCAACCCGCTGCTGCAGGAAACCCCGGTCATCCGCGATCTGCTCGGCGGCCAGCGCAGCCGCGATGCGGCCAACAGCAAGGACATGATCGATTTCCCCGGCGGCGTACTCTTCCTGGCCGGCGGCAACTCGCCGAACAGCTATGCCCAGCGCTCGGTGCGCTACCTGATCATGGACGACCTCGACCGCTTCCCCGCCGAGGTCGGCGAAGAAGGCGACCCGGTTGCCCTGGCCAAGGGCCGCACCAAAGCCTTCGCCCGTGCCAAGCGGCTGCTGATCAGCACGCCGACCGTCAAGGGCGAGAGCCTGATCGAACGCGGCTACCTGGAAAGCGACCAGCGCCATTACCACGTCGCCTGCCCGCATTGCGGCCAGTATCAAGCGCTGGAATGGGGCGGGCCGGAAGCCGCACACGGCATCAAGTGGCGCAGCACAGCCGGCGACCTCGACGCCTACTACATCTGCGCCTACTGCCACGCCGAAATCTACGAACACCACAAGCCATCCCTGCTGGCCGGTGGCCGCTGGATCGCCACGTACCCTGATCGCGCCATCCGTGGCTACCACATCAGCGCCCTCTACGCGCCCATCGGCCTCGGCCCATCCTGGCGCGACCTGGTGCTGGAATGGCAAAGCGCCGTCAAATCACCCAACACCCTGCGCACCTTCATCAACACCCACCTCGGCGAAGTCTGGGAAGAGCAGGGCGACGCCATCGAGCCGGTCGGCCTGCTCGCCCGCCTCGAAGAATACGAAGAAAAACCCCGCAGCCTGGCCCGCACGGCCGGCGTCGACGTGCAAAAAGACCGCATCGAAGCCACCATCATCGATTGGGACATTGGCGAGGAAGCCTGGGTCATGGAGCACCTCATCGTCCCCGGCGACACCGCCCGGCCGGAAGTGTGGCAGCAGCTCGACGAGGAACTCAGCCACTGGGCACCGGAAGCGGTGGCTATCGACAGCGGCTTCAACACCAGCATGGTCTATGCCTTCGTCGAAAAACGCCGCTGGGCCATGGCCATCAAGGGCCGATCGGGTGGTGGCGTGCCCATTGTCGAAGACGAAAAAGCCCGCCGCCAGCGACTGCGCCGTCAGCGCAAGAAAGGCATCACCGTCCATCTGGTCGGCGACGACCAGGCCAAAACCCTGATCTATGCCCGCCTCAAACTGATCGAACACGGCCCCGGCTACATCCACTTCCCGAACCAGCCCGGCTTCGACGACGAATACTTCGCCCAGCTCACCGCCGAAAAGCTGGTCACCAAAATGCGCGGCACACGCCCGGTGGCTGAATGGGTACAAACCAGACCCCGAAACGAGGCACTGGACTGCTTCAAATACGCCCTCGCGGCGTTGCGGCTGTCCGGAATAGACCTCGCCGAGCGCAAGGAACGACAGAAGAGAGAAACCCAGTCACCCGCGCCACCCGCCAAACCACCCACCAGCCACCGGGGGCGCTCACACTTTGGAAACGACGAATGGGCACTATGACCGCCACCGAAACGCTCGAACAAGATGCTGCGATCAACTTTCGCAACACCCTCATCCGCATCATTCGCGCCTCGCTCGGCCTGCCGGAAACCGTGGCCATGCCCATGGCCGACGAGCTCGCCAAAGGGCTGGCCAACGAAATGGGCGGGCTCTACATCACCAAGCGTGAAATCCGGTCGGTACGCGACGAAGCCGTCCGCCGCGATTTCACAGGACGCAACCACAAAGAGGTCTGCCGTCGGCACGGCATCAGCCGACGCACCCTTTACCGCATCATCGGGCAAAACTGACATGAGCGCCACACTCCACGCCTGGGCAGCCGCCGGCGCGGGCGATGCCACCCGCCGGCATAGCGGGCGGGCAGCCCGGAACGTTGTGCCAAACCGCTGAGAAATGGCACACCCGCTGCCATACCCTGCAGGCTACCACTCGGAGCCTGCCCCATGGCCTTTACCCAAGCCGACCTTGATGCTGTCGACCGCGCCATCGCATCCGGCGAATTGACGGTGCGCACCAATGATCGCAGCGTCACCTACCGCAGCTTTGCCGAGCTGCGCGACGCCCGTTCGCTGATCGCCTCGGCGCTGGCCGCGCAAGCCGCCTCAACTGCCCCCATTCGCCACCAGTTGGCCAGCTTTTCGGACGACTAGCCCATGGCCAACCTGATCGACAGCATCATCCGCTACGTCTCGCCCGCCGCCGCCCTCAAGCGCGAGCACTCCCGGCGCGTGCTCGCCTACTACGAAGCCGCCAAGGCCGACCGCCTGCGCAAGAATCGCCGCGAAACCGGCAGCGGCAACGCCGCCGTCGTCCGCGCTGGCAGCTCCCTGCGCCAGCAAGCCCGGCACCTGGAACAAAACTACGACATCGCCCTCGGCGTGCTCAACGTGATGGTCGCCAACACCATCGGCCCCAACGGCATCGGCGTCGAACCCCAACCCCGGCGCAAAGACGGCAGCATTCACGACGCCTTCGCCGCCGAGCTGCTCACCCTCTACAAAGACTGGTCGCGCCGCCCCGAAGTCACCTGGTGCCACGACTGGCCGGCCGCCCAGCGCCTGCTCGCCCGCACCTGGTTCCGCGACGGCGAAGCCTTTGCCCAAACCGTCGAAGGCCTCAACCCCGCCATCGATCACGGCACCCGCGTCCCCCTCAGCCTGGAGCTGATGGAGCCCGACCTGATCCCCATGGACATGTCCGCCAGCGCCACCGGCAACGCCCGTATCGAGCAAGGCATCGAAATCAACGCCTGGGGCCGCCCGGTCGGCTACCACGTCCTCAAAGCCTACCCCGGCGAATCGGCCGGCGGCTTCCCCTCCGGCAGCCAAACCAAGCGCATCGCCGCCGAGCGCATGCTGCACGTCGCCTCCCGCCATCGCATCCGCCAGTTGCGCGGCGTCTCCGTCTTTGCCAGCGTCCTCAACCGCTTCGACGACCTCAAGGACTACGAAGAGTCCGAGCGCGTCGCCGCCAAGGTCGCCGCCTCCATGGCCGCCTTCATCAAAAAAGGCACGCCCGACCTCTACGAGCCGCCCGAAGACAGCGAGCAGCGCGCCATGAAATTCCGCCCCGGCATGATCTTCGACGATCTCCGCCCCGGCGAAGAAATCGGCACCATCGACACCAACCGGCCCAATCCCAACCTCGAAACCTACCGCAGCGGCCAGATCAAAGCCATCGCCAGCGGCACCGGCCCCACCTATTCCAGCCTGGCCAAAACCTACGACGGCACCTACAGCGCCCAGCGCCAGGAACTCGTCGAAGGCTGGATCTACTACGCCACGCTCTCCGCCGAATTCGCCAGCCGCATCGTGCGCCCCGTCTGGGAAAAGTTCGTCGCCATGGCCATCCTCTCCGGCGCCCTCCGCGTGCCGGAAGACATCGACCGCAAAACACTCGACGACGCCATCTACATCACCCCGCAAATGCCCTGGATCGACCCAAAGAAAGAAGCCGAAGCCTGGTCCATGCTCGAAGACCGCGCCTACGCCAGCGGCCCGGAAATCATCCGCAAGCGCGGCGGCAACCCCATGGACGTACTCGACCAGCAAGCCCGCTGGCGGCGTGAGAAGGAATCGCGCGGCATCCCCGTCGACGGCAGCCAGCCAGCCCAGACCCCGCAACAAATCGACGAAGAATCCGCCGCCGGCGACGCCATCGCCAGCGCCCTGGCCGGCCCCTTCGCCACCCTGGCCGCCGGCGTCAAAGCCGTTGCCGACCGCGAAACGCCGCCCATCGTCGTCAACACCGCCGCCCCGGTCATCAACGTTGCCGGCGCCGAGATCCACAACCACCTCCCCGAGCTGCAGCCGCGCTTCGAAGCCAACGTCGCCCCGGCCGCCATCACCGTCGAAAACACCGTGCAGGCCGGCGACGTGCATGTCGCCGTCCCCGAGCAGGCCGCCCCGGTCGTCCAGGTCACCAACGAAATCACCCCGGCGCCCATCCACGAAATCGCCATCGTCGCCATGCCCACCCGTGAAACCATCACCGAAATCACCCGCGACGGCGCCGGCAACATCCAGCAATCCATCCAGATCGAGTCGGATGCGGAAGAGGGCAGCGAATGACCTACCCCAAGCGCGTCCTGATCAACTGGCTATTCTGCGACGACATGCACTGCGCACAAGCCTACGTCGCCGAGATGACCGGCACACAGAATGCGAAGGAGTATCGCCGTGGCTGAGTACATCGTCACCCGCAAAGCAGATGGGGCAGAAGTGCTGCGCTATTCCGCAGCGCGAGCGCTGAGTGTGACGCTATCACTGATTACACGGCGCTGTCCGTGAGACTGACTTCACTGTA